ATCACGCCCCAACAAAGGGAAATTCTGCTCCACGCTGGCAAGGGTGACATAACCGTAGGTTTCCAAGAGTGCCTAGCACTATGGCAAGCTATCCACCCGATTGTGACAACTGTTCCACGTGAAACATCAGGGACTAGGCACCCCCAAGAGTACCCCGAAAATGGTGCATCGCCCCCATCTACCCGCGTTTCACCTATGAAACGGTCCCATGCAAAATCCACATAACCCCACGCATCCCGCGCATCAGGGTTTTCCCTATGCTCGTTTACCCTATCAGGGTTTACCCTATCAGTACTTAACCCTATTAGGGTTTGTCCCTGTGGCGCAGACGCAACAAGGGTTAGCGCTGTGCTCGTTTTCCCTATTAGGGTCTACCCTATGCTCGCTGGCCCTGTTAGGGTTTACCCTAGGTATGGGGGGGGAGGGGTCTGCGCTGCTGTGAAATATTTGTGGTCCCCCATTCCCTCCGAAAAAGTGAAATAAGGTTTTCGCCAATTGCAAGTTTGGCTGTAAAAAAAGGGGGAGAGAGGAATACCCGGGGACCCGTGGTGTGGGTAGTCCTTTTGAAAAGGGAGCCTCTCGTTTATCTAGACTACGCTTGTTAGCGCCTGAGTCGCTTGCCCTGTTCACCTGGTCTGCGGCGCTGTCACAGCGTTGGCAGAGGGTTACTTGAGACTCACCCAGTTCGTCACGTTTATCCTACTTGGTCGGCTCAACCGCATAGAGGGCTGGGTCATAGCCCCGTTGCCGTACTCTATCATGGTTTACCCTATTGGGGAATACGCTAGTTAGCTATACAATGCCTGCTATGGGATACAAGCCACCTGCCATCCTGCCGAAGACTGAGTTCCAACGAGTCAAGGAACTCAAGCGTATGCTGGTTGAGAGCAAGGGTGAGGCCGTGGTCAAGAAAGTCATTGACATCGCCATGAATGACGACCATCCTATGCAGATGGCTGCGCTCAAGATGTGCATGGAACGCGCCCTTCCTGTCAGCCTGTTTGAAAAGACTTCTGCCCAGCGCAGCGCCGTCAACATTACCATCTCTGGTATCGGCGTCGAAGTCAAAGAGCAGCCCACCTATGAGGCAGACATCGAGGATGTGGAGTTTAAAAATGGATAACTGGATTGATCAATACAAGACTTTTGTCAATAAGCCTTGGAGTCCAACGGCCTTGTCCAGCCAAGAGGAGAAAGCCTTTCGGTCTTGGATGCAAAAAACTCAATTGTTTAACTCTATTAAAAAACAGATTGCTGACGAGCAAAACTTGCCAGTAAACAGACTAAACAACTCGCGTGTTTTAGAAATGATCATAAGTTCTGGTGACTACGATTATCGTGGCGCTTGGAAGGCTGGTATTAAAGAAAAAATAAGTCCATATGATAATCTTCCGCACTGGCCGTCTTCTACTGAAAAAGGTGTAATGCTTAAAAACCCGCAGCACCCTACGGCCTGGAAAGAGTTCTTCATGCGTCAGTATTCAGTAGACCCTGACGAACTTGGTTTGAACACTTACGATAAAGCCATAGATTGGACGCTTAACAAAGCTCCTATAGCAAACCCGTTCTATTCGGATCCATTTGACTCAATGCCGTATGCGGCTCCATAATGTCTGATCTCAACTTCTCACTCCTACCCTGGCAGCAAGAGGTCTACACAGACCCAACCCGATTCAAGGTTATCGCTGCTGGTCGCAGGTGTGGGAAGTCCCGCTTGGCAGCAACCATGCTCATTATCGAGGGGCTGCGCTGTCCACAAGGCTCTGCCGTGCTGTACGTCAGCCCCACTATGGGACAGTCGCGCCAGATTGTTTGGGATCTGCTCTTGGACCTGGGGCGCGAGGTCATCCAGACCAGTAACGTCAATAACCTGGACATCACCCTGATAAACGGGGCCAGGATCTATGTCCGTGGCGCTGATCGGCCTGATACCCTGCGGGGGGTGTCATTGACCTTTGCCGTGCTGGACGAGGTTGCCGACATCAAACCTCAAGCCTGGGAGCAGGTTATCCGAGCTTCTCTTTCTGACAAGAAGGGGAAAGCGATCTTTATTGGTACGCCAAAGGGCAGGAACTGGTTCTACGACCTGTGGAACCTAGGCCAAGAGGGCAACGACAAAGATTGGAAGTCCTGGCACTTTACAACCAAAGACAACCCACTGATTGACCCAGATGAGATTGAGTCTGCTAAGAAAACGCTATCAAGCTTTGCCTTCAAGCAGGAGTACCTCGCTAGTTTTTCAAACGCTGGCTCAGATGTCTTTAAGGAAGAATGGATCAAATACGGCGAGGAACCTCAGTACGGCTCTTACTTTGTGGCGGTTGATCTGGCTGGGTTTGAAGAGGTCGCCAAACAGGCGGCTAACTCCAAGAAACGGCTCGATGAGTCTGCAATCGCAGTTGTTAAGGTCACTGACGAGGGCAAATGGTTCGTCAAGGAGATCGTCCGCGGACGCTGGGACATACGGGAAACGGCGACAAAGATACTAGTGGCAATGCGAGATTACCGGCCACTATCGGTTGGGATTGAGCGGGGGGCGCTCAAGAACGCTGTTTTGCCGTATTTGAGCGATTTAATGCGAAAGAATAACATTTACTCCCATATTGTCGATCTAACGCATGGAAATCGGAAGAAAGCGGATAGAATCATATGGGCATTGCAAGGCCGATTTGAACACGGCAGAATTGTGCTGAACAGTGAAGAGAATTGGGACGACTTTGTTGACCAACTTCTGATGTTTCCCGCCGTGGGAGTTCACGACGACCTACCGGATGCACTCAGTTACATCGACCAACTGGCCGTGACCAGTTACTATGAACAGGAAGACGATGACTGGGAGCCTATTGACGTTGTAAGTGGTGTGTAACATTTTGGGAGTTAATTATGGACAAGTATGATTCTGATGAGATTGATCGCGCTGTTCGTAAAGCTGTAATGAAAAAAGGTCCTTTCTATGCTAGATCATTGCAATCCGATGATCTTGGCAAAGGTAAGTCGATGGATGCCAGATCATTGCAGTCAGATGTAGGCCAAGCTGTTCCAATGCCTGAAGTTAACACATACCGGCAATATTTGATGGAAAAGGAAGCCGGTGATCCTAATGCCCTAAATCTTTCTTTCCAAGAATGGAAAAAACTTTGACTGATTGAGGTGCGCTATGGAGCAAAACGAGTTCTACGAGCCGACAGAAAACGACAAGGAACTGACGGCATTCGTCCTCGACCACTGTGAGCGGTGGCGCAACTACCGCGATACCAATTTTCTAGACTCTTGGCTTGAATACGAGCGCATCTATCGGGGCGAATGGGCACCAGAAGACAAAGTTCGTGACTCTGAGCGATCCAGAATCGTCACTCCCGCTACCCAGCAAGCCGTTGAAACCCGCCATGCAGAGATCATGGAGGCCATTTTCGGCCAGGGCGAGTTCTTTGACATCCAAGATGACCTACGGGATGTAAACGGCAACCCTCTAGATGTGTCTATCCTGAAGGCACAACTGATGGAGGACTTCAAACAGGACAAGATCCGCAAATCTATCGACCAGATTGAGTTGATGGCAGAGATTTACGGTACTGGCATCGGTGAAATTGTCGTCAAGAACGAGAAAGTCTTTGAGCCTGCTACCCAAGCCATTCCTGGTCAGATGGAAGCAGCGATTGGGGTGGTAGAAAAGAACAGGGTCGCTATCAAGCTGATGCCTGTTAACCCGAAAAACTTCTTGTTTGACCCCAATGGTACGTCGATTGACGACTGCATGGGCGTTGCAATCGAAAAGTATGTCTCAATCCACAAGATCGTGGAGGGAATTGAGAAAGGCATCTACCGCAAGGTCAACATTACTCCTACTTATGAGGATTCTGACCTTGAGCCGACACAAGAACTTACCCAGTATCAGGACGAAAAAGTAGTTCTTCTGACCTACTATGGCCTTGTGCCTCGTGAATACCTGTTGGGTGAAGAGGGAGAAGTCGAGGAGTTGTTCCCCGATGACGCTGCGGCAGAAGAATACACCGATATGGTTGAGGCGATTGTCGTGATCGCCAACAACGGGCTACTTCTGAAGGCAGAAGAGAACCCGTATATGATGAAAGATCGTCCTGTCATCTCCTATCAAGATGACACGGTCCCCAACCGCTTGCTGGGCAGGGGTACGGTCGAGAAATCCTACAATATGCAGAAGGCCATTGATGCCCAGATCCGCTCGCATCTGGATTCTCTGGCCCTCACCACTGCTCCCATGATGGGCATGGACGCAACTCGGCTTCCAAGAGGCGCTAAGTTTGAGGTCCGCCCAGGCAAAGCCTTCATGGTCAACGGCAACCCAGCCGAGATCCTGTATCCGTTCAAGTTCGGGCAGTCTAGTCCTGATAACCTCCGTACAGCCAATGAGTTTGAGCGTATGCTGCTCCAGGCCACGGGTACTCTGGACAGCCAGGGTCTTGTAACTCAAGGAGCGCGGGATGGTCAAGGGATGTCGATGGCAGTTGCCACGATCATCAAGAAGTACAAGCGCACCTTGGTCAACTTCCAAGAGGACTTCCTGATCCCGTTCATCCAGAAGGCGGCTTTCAGGTATATGCAGTTCGATCCTGAGCGTTACCCGTCTGTGGACATGAAGTTCATCCCGACTGCAACGCTTGGCATCATTGCTCGTGAGTACGAACAGCAGCAGTTCATTGGTTTGCTACAGACTCTTGGGCCGAATACGCCTGTCCTGCCGTTGATTCTCAAGGGAATCCTGTCTAACTCTAGCCTGTCCAACAGGTATGAGTTGATGGCGGCTTTGGATCAGATGTCGCAGCCCAATCCTGAGCAGCAGCAGTTGGCTATGGCGGCTCAACAGTTGCAACTCCAGGCTGCTCAAGCTGATATTGCGGTCAAGACTACTCAGGCAGAAAACAATCGTGCCGAAGCGCAGAAACTGTTGACTGAAGCGCAATTGATGCCTGAAGAAGTGCGAGCCAAGGTCATCGCATCAACTACGACTAACCTGCCGCAAGGCCAAGAAGCCAGCGAGTTTGACAAGCGGGTCAAGATTGCCGAGTTGATGCTCAAAGAGGCGGACATTAAGAACAAATCTAAGATTGTTGAACTTCAGATGGCCGAAAAGCAGAACAAAGTAACGGGCATGGAAGAAGACTTCTTGGATGAGCTTTCCAGGGAGTTGAGCAATGGACGTTGAAAGCCTTGCCAAGCAGTTAATCCTACAGAACATGACCCCGGAACAGCAGAAAGCTGTTCTGGCGTCTATTCGTGAGTCGCTGCAAAAGACTCGTCAACTCCAAAAACAGAAGGTCACAGAGAACGTCCAGCAAGTTGTCCAGGCTCTCAAGAAGATTGAGGCCGATATACGCTCCAAGTACGATGATCTAGGCAACAAGATTGAGCGGCGCGTAGCGAGTATCAAGGACGGTAAGGACGGTAAAGACGGAAAAAACGGAGCCAATGGCCGCGATGGTCGAGATGGTTCTGTTGGTCCTCAAGGTCAGCGAGGCAAGGATGGCCTGAACGGTAAAGATGGCCGTGATGGTGTAGATGGCGTATCCGTAACGGATGCTCACATCGACTTTGATGGCAGTCTTATCATTAGCCTGTCATCTGGTCGCACAATCAATGTTGGCGAGGTTGTTGCGCCTGATCTTGCCGAGAAGATCAAGGTCATTACCAATGGCGGCGGCACAAGTCAGACGGTTCTGGATACTTTAGCCAGTCTACAGACCCAGATTGACAATCTGATTCCTAGTCAAACTGGGCAATCAGGAAAATTCCTTACCACCAATGGCTCTGTATTGTCTTGGGGTTCTGTCGCTGGGGGCTTGAGTTACCAAGGCACCTGGAATGCGTCAACCAACACACCCGCTTTAGCATCCGGTGTTGGCGTTAATGGCTACTACTACATTGTTGCAACCGCTGGATCTACCAATCTAGATGGTATTACCGACTGGCAGATCGGTGATTGGCTGATGTTCAACGGCACGGTTTGGCAGAAGATCGACCAGTCCAATCTGGTGACTTCTGTCAATGGGCAGACTGGTGCTGTGGTGCTTACCACCACAAACATCAATGAGGGAACGAACCTCTACTATCTTGATTCTCGTGCCCGTCAAGCATTGAGTGCCGGAACAGGAATTAGCTACGATAACAGCACGGGTGTTATAACAAACTCGGCCCCCGATCAGACAGTTGCGCTTACGGCTGGCACCGGCATTAGCACTACTGGCACATACCCCAACTTTACGATTGCCAACACTGCCCCGGACCAAACGGTCGCTTTGACAGCCAGCACTGGTATCTCGATCAGCGGCACATATCCTAACTTCACAATCACGAACAGTGCGCCGGATCAGACTGTTAGCCTGACTGGCGCTGGTACTACCACGATTGCTGGAACGTACCCCAACTTTACGATTACATCTGCTGACCAGTACCAGGGAACGGTTACAAGCGTTACTGGAACATCTCCCGTCACATCTAGCGGCGGCGCAACTCCTGCAATTGGATTGGCTTCTGGGTACGGAGATACACAGAACCCCTATGACAGCAAGACCGCCAACTTTGTTCTTGCTGCGCCCAACGGAACTTCTGGCGTTCCGACATTTAGGGCCATCGTTGCGGCTGACATTCCGACTTTGAATCAGAACACGACTGGAACCGCAGCCAACGTTACAGGCACGGTGGCGGTTGCCAACGGTGGCACTGGGGTCGGCTCCCTCACATCCAACAACGTCATACTGGGCAACGGGACGAGCGCCGTTCAATTTGTCGCTCCGGGCACAAACGGTAATGTCTTGACCTCCAACGGTACAACATGGACCTCTTCTCCAGCGTCCGGTGGTAGCGGTGCAACAATAACAAATGACACCAGTACATCAACAAACGTTTATCCAACATTTGTAGATGCTACATCTGGATCGCTGTCCACGATCAATACCAGCAACGCCAAACTCTTGTACAAGCCGAGCACTGGAGAGCTTCAGTCTTCTGCCTTGATTGCAAGCAATGGCATCATGGTTAATAGCACCACAGTCTCAGCAAGTTACACCATTGCTTCTGGACAGAACGGCATGAGTATAGGGCCGGTTACTGTGAACTCTGGCGTGACTGTTACTGTGTCTTCGGGCCAGCGTTGGCTGGTGCTGTAAGGAGAAGAAATGCCATACGGGACATTAAATGCGGATGTGATGACTACCTCTGATGGGGTGAGTTCTTCTGGTTTGTACGGCTTCAAAAACCGCATCATTAACGGTGCGATGGTGATCGACCAGAGGAATGCTGGGGCGAGTGTTACTCCGACAACGACAGCGAACGGATTTCCGGTTGATAGATTTCTAGTAACCGTTACTCAAAATAGCAAACTTACTACTCGGCAATCTACAACAGCAGCAATTGGGTTCACAAATTCATTATTAATTACTTCATCGTCAGCATATTCTATTACTTCATCTGATGTATTTGTTATAAGACAATCAATTGAAGGATTTAACTTTTGCGATCTTGGATTTGGAACTGCATCTGCTGCTACAGTTACATTATCATTTTGGGTTCGTAGTTCACTAACAGGAACTTTTGGTGGATCATTAACAAATTATGCAGCAACAAGATCATATCCATTCACTTATACAATTTCTGTTGCTAATACTTGGGAGCAAAAAACAGTAAATATTACTGGCGATACTTCTGGCACATGGGTAGGCGCAAGTAATGCTGGTACTGCAAGTTTATGGTTTGGCTTGGGTGTCGGGTCAACATCCAGTGGTACTGCTGGTGCTTGGGCAGCAGCAGATTATCGTTCAGCAACAGGTGCAACCAGCGTAGTTGGCACCAACGGCGCAACCTTCTACATCACCGGAGTGCAGTTAGAGAAGGGCAGCACAGCCACATCATTTGATTACAGACCGTATGGGACGGAGTTGATGTTGTGTCAGAGGTATTTTTATAATTTAGTTGCAGCAGCAGGTTCGGCAGCAAGCACAACAAAAATGGAGTTGTATTACCAACATCCTGTTCCGATGAGAGCAGCGCCTACATTAAATATAGTTGGCTTAATGAAAATTGAGGATGTTTCAGTGGGTTTTTTAAACCAAAGTTCAGCAACATCAACTTTAGAACAAGCAAGCTATTTAGGAATGAAACCGGGATTTGGTAATTTTAGTGGTTTAACAACGAACCGTCCTTACTATATTGCCGCAACAGCCGCAAACATCACTGCATCACCGCCAACTAATCTTTGCCAAGTTTCTGCGGAGTTATAAACCATGAATCAATATAAAGAATATCAAGACCGCAACGGAAACCTTGCGTGTATCTTGTTTGGGTCTAAAGCAATTCCGATAGACCCCGCGAACACCGACTACCAAGCCTTTTTAAAGTACCAAACTGAAGGTGGCAAGGTCTATGGCGCAGACGAGGAATTCCCTGATGGGCAAGCCGCTGATGGAGAACAAACATGACATTGATTCTGAGCGGAACGGACGGCTTGTCGGACATCGACGGCTCTGCTGCAACCCCTGCCATTCGTGGTACGAACACTAACACTGGCGTCTATTTTTCTTCCCCTGGTGTGGTGGGGGTTTCTGCTGGAGGAGTAGAGGTTGGGCGATTTAATTCAACTGGGTTTGTGGGGGCGTCAGTTCAATCCGGTGTCGCAAGTGCAGGCTCAGGCACTACGATTCCATTTACCGGCATTCCATCTTGGGTTAAACAAATTACCATGATGTTGAGTGATATAAGTAGTAATGGTTCTTCGCAGTGGCTTGTTCAACTAGGTACATCCGGTGGGTATGAAGTCACTGGCTACACTAGCGTGACAACCGCTGTTGGCAGTTCATCGGGTAGCACTAATCAGACTGCGGGTTATGGAATCAGAAGCGCTTCAGCAACGCACGGTATGTCTGGGAGCCTAATTATTTCTTTGCTAGGTTCAAACACATGGGTGGCGCAGGGGATATTTACCGGCACAGGGGCCGGATCGGGGTTTTCATATTTAACTTCTGGCACCAAAACACTATCAGGCACATTAACTCAAATTCGCCTCAACACGGTTAATGGCACAGATGCGTTTGATGCCGGAACAATTAACATCCTTTATCAATAAGAGCAACCATGCCCAGCACAATAAATTCAGACAATGGCATAGTCTCCGGCACATCAGGGCTAAAGACCTCTGGTGGCAATGATGGCATTACCAACTTCCAACAGAATGGCACTACACAGGCAACGATCACTGCTGCTGGCCTGTTCCAATTCAACTCCGGTTACGGCTCTGTAGCAACAGCATACGGCTGTAGGGCTTGGGTCAACTTCAATGGCGCTGGAACATTAACAGGGACATATAGTCAGTCTGGCACTACCATAACTGTTACAATAACAAGTCATGGTTTGTCGCAAGGTCAATCTGTTTACATCACATTCCAAACTGGCGCAGCCTCTGCGGAGGCTTTTACTGTTACATCAGTAACCAACGCAAATGTTTTTGTTGTTACTTCGGCAACATCTAGGACCACAAGTGGCAACTGTACGCTTGCCACAGTCATTCGCGCAAGTGGGAATGTGTCGAGTATTACGGACAACGGGACGGGCGACTATACGGTGAACTTCACGACTGCGATGCCGGATGCGAATTATTCTGTAAATGCTAACAACTCACCTAATTTTGCAGGAGCGTTTTCTTGTGGAGCAGGATTATTTTCAAACGGAACACCAACAGAAACTGCTCCTACAACTAGCGCAGCACGAGTATTCTTTGGGAATACTGCTGGTGCAGCATACGATCCAAAATATGTTTGCATTTCCATCTTCCGCTAAAGGACAGCCATGAACTCAAGAATCATTTATCCCACAGACGAAGGCGGCGTGTCCGTCATTGTTCCCGCCCCCGAGTGCGGCTTGACGATTGAAGAAATCGCAGCCAAAGATGTACCGGCGGGTAAGCCTTTTAAAATCGTGGATGTCTCTGACATTCCAGAAGACCGCACATTCCGCAACGCATGGGAGTACGTATGATCACCATCAACATGACCAAGGCAAAAGAAATTGCCCATAACGCTCGGCGTGCTGCCCGTGCTGCTGAGTTTGAGCCGTTTGACAACGCCATTGCCAAGCAGATTCCGGGGCAAGTCTCTGGGGCTGAAGAAGAGCGTCAGAAGATTCGGGAAAAGTACGCTGCTCTACAGGCCCAGATGGACGCTGCCCAGACTCCTGACCAACTCAAAGCCTTGATGCCTGTATAACACTTTAGTACAATAATGTCGCCAGAGCTACAAAAGTACTACGAAGACAGGTTTGATCTCTTTTCTCATCGGGGATGGATTGATCTTATGGAGGATGTAGACAATATGTTGACCTCTATGAACAATGTAAGCACAATTGCTGATGAGAAAAGTTTACAATTTCGTAAAGGTGAGATCTCGATTCTTACTTGGCTAAAAACCTTGAAAAAGGTCAGCGAAGATGCATACGAGGACTTGAATGAGAAGAATGTATGAATTTGTCTGCTCATGCGGACAGCGCACTGAACGTCTAGTTGGTTATGAGACAACTACCGTTGAGTGTGGATGCGGTGGTATCGCCCACCGCGTCATAAGTGCTCCTAACTTTAAACTTGAAGGATGGTCGGGCAACTTCCCCTCTGAACATGGGAGGTTTGAGCGTAAACATCTGGAAAAGCTCAAAGCGGAGCGCAAAGCCAACTCATAAGTCATTGGACCGAGTTGAATCTCCTACAACCATTTTGGCAGGAACTAATATGCTGATTGACCAAGAACCTGAGCCGCTAGGCGAAATCGAGGCTGAACAACAGAAGCCATCTCTCCCTGACAAATACAGGGACAAGAGCTTGGATGAAGTTATACGGATGCACCAAGAAGCTGAAAAGCTGATTGGCAAGCAGGCCCAAGAGGTCGGAGAAGTCCGTAAATTAGCCGATGAGCTTATCAAGCAAAACCTCAGTTCTAAGCAAGAGGCAAAACAGGAAGAACCGGAAGTAGACTTTTTTGAGAATCCTCAGAAAGCGGTTCAGAAGACTATTGAGAATCATCCAGACGTTCTCGCTGCGCGTCAAGCCAGCATGGAACTAAAGAGGATTCAGATTCAGCAGAAGCTGGCTAAAGAGCATCCTGACTACGCTGACATTGTTGGCGACACAGGATTCCAGGACTGGGTGAAAGGTTCATCCGTTCGTCTTGGGCTGTATGCAAAAGCTGATGCAGAATTTGACTACGATAGTGCTAATGAGCTATTGTCTACTTACAAACAGTTGCGTGGCATGAAGTCTAAGCAAGTAGAGGCATCGACCGAACGAGCAAAGACTATGAAGGCGGCACAAGTGGATGTAGGTGGATCTGGAGAGAGTTCTAAAAGGATTTACCGCCGAGCCGACCTGATTAAGCTAAAAATGACAGACCCAGCTAGGTACGAGAGCCTCAGTGATGAGATCATGCAAGCGTATGCTGAAGGGCGAGTCCGGTAATTAACTTTTTTGGAGATTTAACATGGCTAATCAAAAATTCGCACCCGATAATGCGGTAACCGTAACCTCCGCAGCTAATTTCATCCCCGAGATTTGGAGTGATGAAATTGTTGCTGCCTTTAAAAAGAACCTCGTTCTGGCGAACCTCGTCAAGCGTATGTCTTTCAAAGGCAAGAAGGGCGATACCGTTAATATCCCCGCTCCCGCTCGTGGCAATGCCTCGGCCAAAGTGGCTACTGATGCCGTTACTCTGATCGCAGAGAGCGACACCAACATTCAAGTGCTCATCAACAAGCACTTTGAGTACAGCCGACTAATCGAGGACATCGTTGAAGTGCAAGCTCTGACCAGTCTGCGTTCGTTCTACACGGACGATGCCGGTTATGCTTTGGCTCGTCGCATGGATACCGATCTGGTTCAACTGGGCCGCGCTTTCAACGGCGCAACCGTTGGCACCAACGACTACGCCACCAGCAACGCCTCGACCAAGGCGTTTATCGGCTCCGATGGTACGACTGCTTACAACAGCACGACCTCTAACGCCGCTGCTCTGACCGATGCGGCAATTCGCCGCACGATTCAGCGCCTGGACGACAACGACATCCCGATGGATGGCCGTTTCTTCCTGATTCCTCCGTCGAGCCGCAATACCCTGATGGGTCTGGCCCGTTACACCGAGCAGGCATTCATTGGCAACGGTGATGCTATCCGCAACGGTGAGATCGGTCAGTTGTACGGTATGGCTGTGTTTGCTTCTTCCAACGCTGATACTGGCGCTGGCAATAGCGGCGCTGACCGTATCTGCCTGATGGGTCATCGTGACGCCATGGTTCTGGTGGAGCAGCTGGGCATCCGTTCGCAGACTCAGTACAAGCAAGAGTACCTGGGCACCTTGTTCACCGCTGATACCATCTACGGTGTGAAGGCTCTGCGTACCAACGCTACCAGCACTGCTGCTGACGCTTCTGCTGCGTTTGCTCTGGCAGTTCCGGCCTAGTGCAGTTGTCCCCTCCCCTTCGGGGGAGGGATCTTTTTCTATAGGAGATTGAAATGGCTGCTGCCAACACGGTAACTATCGTTACATATAACCCGACTGCCGGGTTTGTGAATCTGGCATCAACCACTCTGACGCTCGTTATCGGGCGTGCTGTGTAAAGGACGGGGGGCCACAAGCCCCCTGTTTCTCATTGGAGATTTGAATGGCAACCTTTCGTTGTTTGGTAAGTGGTAATACAGTATCGTTCACTTACACGCACGATATTGAATCCATGAAGGGCCATGCTGGTTATATTCGGATTGATGAGCCAGAGAAAGAAGAGGAAGAGCGTCCGCTTCCTATGACCGCTCCGGTCAAAAAACCTGGACGACCACCTAAACCCAAGGAGAAATGAAATGCCGATGGTTGGAAACAAAAAGTTTGGCTATGACGCCAAGGGCAAGAAAGAGGCCAAAGCGTATGGCAAAAAGATGGGCATGCCTGTGGCAATCATGGTTGCTGTTGGTAAGCCCAAAGCAATGCCTAAAGCTCCCAAAATGGTAAAGAAAATGGGGAAAGGCAAATGAAAAAGACTAAAACCGAAAAGAAGATCAGCAAGGTCATGCGAGAGTACAAGGCTGGAACCCTGCACTCTGGCAAAGGCGGTTCTGTTGTCAAGAATCCTAAGCAGGCAGTTGCGATTGCACTATCTGAGGCCGGGAAAGCCCGGAAGAAGAAGTGAAGAAGTCCACGGTCAACGCTGCTGGCAACTACACCAAGCCAACCATGCGGAAACGGCTGTTTGAGAAGATCAAGGCTGGCTCCAAGGGTGGCGATCCTGGCGAATGGTCTGCCAGAAAAGCTCAACTGTTGGCTATGGAATACAAAAAGGCTGGCGGGGGCTATAAATGAAAGATCCCCAAAAATCGCTAAAAGACTGGACAGCCCAGAAATGGCGAACATCTGACGGCAAGCCGTCAAAAGGCCGTAAACGCTATTTGCCAGATGCGGCATGGGATGCGCTCAGTCCTGCTGAAAAGGCGGCTACAAACCGCTCTAAAGCCGCAGGGAACAAGAAAGGTAAGCAGTTCGTAAAGCAACCAACTGCGATAGCCAAAAAGACAGCAAAATACAGATGAGGTAGATATGAAGACTCCGGCTTGGCAACGAAAAGAGGGCAAAAATGTCAAGGGCGGCTTGAATGCCAAGGGCAGAGAGTCTTATAATCAAGCAACAGGCGGGAATCTGAAAGCTCCCGTCAAATCAGGCGACAACCCTAGACGGGCCTCCTTTCTAGCGCGTATGGGCAATATGCCCGGGCCTGAGTATAAGAATGGCGAACCCACTCGCCTTCTGTTATCCCTCCGAGCCTGGGGCGCATCGTCCAAAGCAGATGCAAGATCTAAAGCCAAGGCGATCTCGGAGAGGAACAAGAAGTGAGGCCCGTTTCAATTGGTGTAGAACCAACGGCAGGGGTAAACACAACTGTGTATACCGTGCCTACTGGCTACTATGCCAAGATGAATCTAATGTACATACACAACGCTGGTAGCGGGTCTAAGCACATTACGGTTCAGTGGTATGACAGCAGCGCCACGGCTACTCACGAAATCTTGAATCAGTATTCAATGAATGCAAAAACCTACCTTCAGTTTGATGGTGGGGCATACATAGTGCTGGAAGAAGGCGATCAGATCAAGATAGAGACTGAATCCGGTAGCGTTTTTACCTTTCTTGCCACCTTTGAACAAATAGGATTGACACGGCAATGACCTACCTAGAACTTGTCAATGATGTCCTGATTCGGTTGCGCGAGACTCAAGTTTCAACCGTAACGGAAACTCCTTACTCTACGCTGATCGGCAAGTTTGTTAATGATGCCAAGCGCCAGATTGAGGATGCGTATGCCTGGAACGTGCTTGGCACCACCCTGGCGTTCAATACTGTACCTGGAACGTACATCTACTCCATGACGGGTGCTGGACAGAAGTTTCAAGTTATGGACGCCATCAACAGCACGGCCAATGTTGGATTTACCAATATTGGCTTTGTAGAGATGAACAGGCTCCAGAACTTTAGCACTGCGATTTCTGGCATCCCAAGTCAATATACCTTTGATGGCGTTGATGGTAACGGTGATACAAAAGTAGTGCTGTACGCTCGTCCGGACAATGTGTACACAATTCAGTTTGCCCTGACTGTGCCCCAGGCCACACTTTCTTCTGATAGCACTTCTGTACTTGTGCCTGATGTTTTGGTTGCCCAGAATGCCTATGCTCGTGCCCTGGTGGAGCGCGGGGAAGACGGTGGTCTAGCTTCATCTGAGGCTTACCAGTTATATCGGTCCATGCTATCAGATTACATCGCTCTTGAGAGCACTCGTTATCCCGAGAATCAGGAGTTTGTTGCGATATGAGTGAGCCGCTCCAGATCGCCAGTGTTTCAGCGCCAGGGTTCTTTGGCCTGAACACGCAAGACTCGCCGTTGGATCTGGCGTCTGGCTTTGCTCTGGTCGCAACGAACTGCATCATCGACCAGTACGGTCGCATTGGATCTCGCAAGGGCTGGTCTAAGGTCAACTCTTCGTCTGGCGACTTGGGAGCCAATCCTGTTGGCGTCATCCATGAGCTTGTGCAGTCCGATGGGACTTTGACCGTCCTGTTTGCTGGCAACAACAAGATCTTCAAGTTGGACGGCTCTAATGCGGTTATAGAGCTTACTTATGGCGGCGGTGGTAGTGCGCCCACCATCTCTGCAAATAATTGGTCCTGCGCCTCTCTGAACGGTATTACCTACTTCTTCCAGACTGGTCACGATCCGCTGATCTACGATCCGGCTGTCAGCACAACCACTTATCGCCGTGTAAGCGAAAAGTCAGGATATGTTGCAACCGTCCCAAGCGCAGACATCGCTATTTCTGCTTTTGGTCGTCTTTGGGTAGCCAATACGTCAACTGTCAAGAATACGGTCTACTTTTCTGACCTATTGACAGGCCATGTCTGGTCTACAGGAACTTCTGGATCGTTAAATGTGGACCGTGTGTGGCCCAATGGCCCAGATGAGATCACTGGTCTAGCAGCCCACAACGGCTTCCTAATCATCTTTGGCAAGCGTCAGATCCTTGTGTATCAAGACGCTACAACCCCCGCTACGATGCAACTGCAAGACACAGTGGGTGGAATTGGGTGTATTGCAAGGGACTCGATCCAAACTACCGGCACTGATGTATTGTTTTTAAGCAACTCAGGCGTCCGGTCTTTTGCCAGGACGATCATTGAAAAGTCTGCCCCTCTTGGAGATCTGTCTAAGAACGTCCGAAATGATCTGATGGACATTGTGGCTGGCGAGACTTTTGCCAACATCAAGTCTGTCTATTCGGAAAAAGAAGCCTTCTATCTGCTTACGCTGCCTTCGGTCAAAGAGGTGTATTGCTTTGATACGCGAGGCACCCTACAAGACAAGTCTCTTAGGGTGACGGTGTGGGACTCTATCGAGCCTACGGCGTTTTTGTCGCGCAGGAATGGCGACATCTTGATTGGCAAAACGGGCTATGTCGGAAAGTACAACACCTATCAAGATGATGGTGTTTTGTATCGGATGATGTACTACACCAATCACTCGGATCTTGGTAACCAAAATGTTACCTCTATCCTGAAGCGCTTGAAGACTACGGTGATTGGTGGTACGAATCAGACGGTAACAATGAAGTGGGGATTTGACCTCATTACCAACTATCAGTCTTCCAGTGCCCAGATTCCAATCCAGGGCATCTCAGAGTACGGCGCTGCTGAGTACGGAGCTAATGGATCTCCTGTTGCACAGTATGCGGAAGGCATCTTGATTCAAGTTTTGTCAGTACCGGCAACTGGTAGTGGAAAGATTGTTCAAACTGGCTATGAGTCAGACATCAACGGATCTCCTCTCTCTTTCCAGCGAATTGAGATCCAATACAAAGATGGGAAACTAGCATGAGTAACTATACAAAGAGCACCAACTTTGCTACCAAAGATGCGCTTGCATCTGGCAATCCGCTAAAGATTGTCAAGGGCACTGAGATTGACACTGAGTTCAATAACATTGCTACTGCTGTTGCAACCAAGGCCGATCTTGCTTCGCCAACCTTTACTGGCACACCATCTTTGCCGACTGGCACCACTGGTGTTACTCAGACGTTTGGGAACAATACAACTGCTTTAGCAACAACTGCTTTTGTGCAAGCAGCAATGGCCGCGTTGCATCCAGTCGGCTCTATCTACATCAACGCCACCAATTCCACCAACCCTGGCACATTGCTAGGCTTTGGTACATGGACTGCTTTTGGTGCTGGCCGTGTTCCTGTTGGCTTTGACTCTAGTAATGCCCTGTTCGATACGGCAGAGGAAACAGGCGGTTCCGCAGATGCGATTACGGTCAGCCACACTCATAGTTTTAGCACAACAACTAACACCGCTGGAGCACACCAGCACGGCGGTAGTCTGACACAGAGTACGAAATCTGGCACCGGTCCTACCGCAGTTGTATCTAGTTCTGAGAGCCTTGTCGGCGATTACAACTACACCACCGCATCTGCGGGCGATCACTCGCACACGGTATCCGGCACAACAAGCTCGACTGGCTCCTCCGGAACCAATGCCAACTATCAACCCTACATAACTGTGTTTATGTGGAAAAGGACGGCATGATTTCACATCACTTTAGTGATGGTCTATATGCAAAAGAAGCAAGATTTCCTGCTGGCGCACTCATTCTCAAGCACACACATGAGTTCAGTCATTTGTCAATCTTGGCTCATGGGAAGGTTGCAGTAATGATGGGCGACGATGTTGAAATCGTGAAAGCACCAGCTTGCATAGAGATAAAAGCTGGCGTGACGCATGGAATTAAGGCTTTGGAAGATTGTGTTTGGTTTTGTATCCACGCCACTAATGAAAAAGATGTGGGAAAAGTGGATGAAGTTTTGATAGGGGTTTGATATGCCTATAGCAGCAGCAATTATGGGTGGTTCCCAGATACTGGGAGGACTACTTGGTGGGCGATCCGCTCGACGTGCGGCACAAGCATCTTCACAAGCTCAAATTGAAGCGGCACGAATAGCCGCAGAAGAGGCTCGCTTCCGACCAGTAGGCATCACGACACGCTTTGGCCGCTCAATGTTTGAGACTGGTCCGGAAGGTCGTGTAACTGGCGCTGGATATGAGGTGTCTCCTGAACTGAGGGCGTATCAAGATCGCCTGATGGATCTGACCGGCATGGGATTGACCCAGGCAGAGGCTGCTCCTGGCCTTTATCAACCATTGATGGCCGCAGCCCCGCGCTTATTTGGTTTAGGCGCTGAATACCTTGCAGAATCTCCGCAACAGGCTGCACAGCAATACATGGCCCGTCAGCAAGAGTTGCTGGCTCCTAGTCGAGAGCGTGAGTTTGCAAAGTTGCAAAATCGCCTGTTCCAGACTGGTACTGAAGGCCTGTCTGTCGGCGCTACTGGTGCCCGTCCAAGTGGCGCTGCTGGTCTTGCGGCTGCTAATCCGCAAATGGAGGCATATTACAACGCCATAGCACAAGCAGATGCAGCGTTAGCAGCAGATGCACAACGGGCTGGCATGGAGCAGACTCGGTTTGGTGCTGGATTGTTTGGCACTGGTGGCGAATTGCTGCGTGGGGCTTATCAAGGTCAGATTGGTGCCTTGGCTCCGTTTGAGACTTATCTGGGTCAGGCGAAGGCTATTGAGGCTCTTGGACAGCAACCTCTGGACATTGGGGCGCAGTTGGGTGGTCGTGCTGCTAGCCCTGCGGCTGCTCAAGCGCTTCTGTCTGGCGGCATGAGTGCTGCACGGGCGCTAGAGGCTGCAAATGCCTACAACCCGTTTGCTGATTTCTTGACGATGGCATCTCGCAATCCTGCGCTTATGAATGCATTTGGCGGTGGTTTTGGTGGCGCTCAGGCGGCATTCTCTAAGACAGGTCTTGGCAGTTCTGGATTTGGCACTGGCTTAACTTACGGAAATCAAGATTACGGACTGTTTATCTAAGGACGGATCATGGCAGACATCGTTTCATCACTGTTCGGTCTCACTCCAGAGGCATACCGGCAACAGCAGGCTACTGCGGCTGACCGCATGGCGCTTGAATACGCAAAACTAGATCCATTGCAGAGCGCACGTTTTGCCATTGGTCGTGGTGCTTATGAACTTGCTGGGGCACTTGGTGGCGCTCTTGGTGGTCAAGATCCCATGCTGCAAATGATCTCTAACCGTCAGGCTATTGCTAGGCAGGTTGATTATACAAACCCAGAGTCTATGGCCTCTGGCGTCCAAGCATTAGCTGATGCCGGAGACACTGTTGGCGCAATGCAGCTTTCTCAATTCTTAAGGCAGGCACAGGGTGAATTGGCGGGAAGAACGCAAAAACTGGCCGCTGCTCAGGCATCATTAGCCGATGCTGGCCGTCAGCGTACAGAAGAAAGTCCTAATGATGTGCGGATCGCTCGTGAATTTGCTGCCCAAAAGGGTGCGCCTGGATCTGCTGAGTACAACGCAGAATTTATTGCTCAACTGACTAGGTTGACTACTAAGCCAGAGCGTGCCGCAGAAGCCGCGCCAGAATCTGTTCGTGTTGCACAGTCAATTGCAAAACTGCTTGAGCAAAGGGAAGCGCTATCTGCTATTCCAGATGAAACAGGACAAACCACTAGACAAATTCAAATCATTGATGCTCAACTTGCTCAACTACAAAAGCCGGAAAAACCAGCAGGATCGTCTGCTCAGGTTAATCTAGCAACTGCTATCGCTGATGCACAAGAGCAGGTTTTTGCTTTGCAAAATCAACCAGCAAGTCCAGCCAGGGATGCACAACTGCGTAGAGCAACTTCTGTTCTTCAGTCGTTAGAGAGACAATTGCCAAGAGAGGCTCCATCACGAGTTGCTGCCGTTAAAGAAATTGGGATTGCCGTGGGAACTGGAAAGCCGGTTTTATTGGATGACCAAGGCTTATTTGTTTATGACATGGTTGATGGTAAACAAGTAAGAACTCCGTACTCTGGAGCAATTCAAAGTAAGGCGGCACAAGTTACTCAAACTACCACTGTTCCTGGTGGACAAGAAAAGGCTATCAATGCTAATAAAGCCGACTTGGCAGGACAAATAGAGACTGGAGCGCTAAATTCTGAGGATCGCATTACATTAGCCAGAAATATGATGTCTTTATTGCCACGGGCATTTACTGGACTTGGCGCAGATGTGAAACTTAGCGCGGCTCGTGTAGCAGAGCTTTTTGGCATCTCTGTGACTGGTACAACAGAATCAGAGATCATTGACCAAATTTTGGGTCAAATGACAATTGGCGCTGCTGGTCAACTTAAAGGCGCTCTTTCTGATAAGGATCGTGAATTCTTGAAACAGACAATTGGTACTCGTGGCTTTACTAGAGCCGCTTTGCAGTTTGCTGCGGAACGCATTGAGCGTAACGCAAGAATAGATGCAGCATTAAATAGAGAAGTTAATGATTGGCAGTCGCAGAAGAAAAGCCTGAATGATTTTAACTTTGTTGAAGCAAGAACAAGGGTATCAAAAAAGATTGATGCTGAGATTGCAAGGTACAGACAACTGAAAGCTAAAAAAGAAGGGGGCGGCTGATATGGCGCTTACTGAAAATGAACGTCAAGAGCTTGCAGAACTTGAGAGCAAATACGGCCCTCAATCTGTACTGGATACCGCTCCTCAACAAAAAGGTATTCTGCAACAAGCAGGGCGCATAGCTCGTCAGGCTGGTCAGCTTACTCTGCAAGCATTGCCGGAGATCGGAGGACTTGCTGGCGGTATGTTGGGCGCCGCTACTACACGCACCCCTGTTGGCGCTGAATTTGGAGCCGCAGCAGGCAGAACTGCACTAGCCAGTCTTGGAAGAGGACTTTTGGGAACTGGTGTTGGCACTGTTGCCGGAACTGCTACTCGTCAACAAGTTGATGCCATCATGGGAAGACCGCAGCCTCTTGAGAGCGCCTTGGCTGAACAACTTAGTAATGCAGCAACAAATGTTGCCTTAGATGCTGGTGGAAATTTACTGTTCAATCTGGGAGGCAAGTTATACAAAGTTGCAAAAGATAAGCTGCCCTCTTTTGGACTCTTTGGTAAAGGAGTTGCTGAAAAAGATCTAAAAGCCCAGGTACAGCGTCTTTTGGAAAGAGAAGGTGGGAGTTTAACCAAGTATCAGGTGTCTGGCGGTCCTATCGCCAGCCTTTCTGAATCCATCGGACGCACAGGTATTACTGGTAAATCTGTTTTTACTCGGCTGGAAGACGCAAATCTTCGCGCACTTCAGTTAAAAAGAGATGAGGTTCTTGATAGTGTTTCAAGCCGTTTTGTAGAAGATCTTAATGCTGGAGTAGCATACAAAGACATCATAAGCCAAAGTCAAGATGCGCTGAGTGCTGCTGTAAAACCATTTTATGAAAATCTTTCTGCCGGCGCTACTCGTCCAGGAGTTTCATCTGCCATATCAAGGATGTCTAGTGATTTGGGTTTGCCTGTAAATACACGCGGTATTGCAGAATCAGCAAGAAACCAACTTTCTCGTGCAGAGGCAATTTCAAAAACTGGCGATCCAAGTTTAGGTCTTGGGCCTGAAGTTGTAGCTGAGTTAAGAAGGCTTGGCGACATTAAAGACAATATTAGTTTTGCAGAGGCGCATGATTTCAGATCAAAGTTGGGCGCAAGATTAAGGGCTATTAGGGATGAATTTGGGCCAAATTCTCCTCAAGTGGCGCTTTTGTCTAAAACCATAAGCGATATTCAAGTAGCTATGGATAATGCAGCATCAAGCCTTAGTCCAGCCCTAAAGGCTCAATACGATGAAACATCTAAATTTTATCAAAAAGGCATCACCGAACTCTTCCCAAAAACTCTTGCGAAAATCAATAAAATTGAAGCAGAAAAGCTTGGCGAAACTATTTTTAGATCTGGAAATGTCTCTGCTGTAAATGATTTCTATAAATCTCTGGACAGAGCAAAAAAACTTAACCCGAACTTAGACACAACCGCAGTCAGAGAAGCTATACAAAGAGGCTACTTGTCCAGTCTTATTGGAGAAGAAGCAACTGATGTTTCTGTTAACTCGCTACTTAACATCGGCAAAAAGTTGCAAGAAGACAAAAAATTCAAGCGGACGTTTGAAGCCGCTTTTGATCCTGCGACTCGCAAGAACATTGAGTTGCTTTCCAATGCGGCAAGGTTGTCTCAAGCAAGACCTCAAAACAAGTTTTCTTTGGCAACCAATGCTAGGGAAGCAGAGGCTATTGGCGCGTTGGCACAAGGATTTTTGGCGGGCGTAGGAGGCGCTGGCGCTTACATGGCGGCCGGAGGAGGCGCTGGCGCTTCCAACGAACTTGGCGTTGTTGGAGGCGTTTTAGCTGCTGGTGGTGTTTTGTTGACACCAAAGGCTTTGGCAAAGTTTGCCACGAACAGAAAAGCCGTGAACGATTTGTTGGCAGCAGAAAGATCTTTTGGTGCAATTGGGAATTTGCCAGCAGAGCAACGCAGACAGGCCATGATTCGTACAGCGGCCTTGATGAATTCTGCTTATGAACAGGCTGGCGTTACTCAAGAAGATCTTGGTATTGTCCAACCACAAGGACCGAGCACACTGACTCCAGAAGAGGAGGCAGAGTTGCGTCAATTGGAATCTAGGTATCAGTAAAAAGTAAACCATGACTCCCGAGCAACAAGCCACCCTTGAAGCCAGCCTTGCCGCAGCAGGGTCTAAAGCCACTTACACCGGCGCTAGTACGAGTGTTGTTGCTTGGTTTTTGTCATCTGAATTTGGCGTCTTATTTGGTATCCTGCTGGGCGTTGCTGGTCTGGCGGTCAACTGGTTCTACCGACACAGACAAGATAAAAGAGAACAAGCAGAGCATGAGAAGAGGATGGGGAAAGAGGTAGATGATTGACCCGATAACCGCACTTTCAGCCATCTCATCTGCTGTTGCCTTAGTCAAGAAAGTATCCAAGACGGTTGACGATGTGGCCTCTCTAGGCCCAGTCTTGTCTAAGTACTTTGACGCCAAAGAACAGGCCATCAAGGTTGTTGAGAAGTCTAAAAAGGGCGAGTTCAAGGGTTCAGCGCTTGGCAAGGCTTTGGAGCTTGAGATGGCTCTGGAGCAGGCCAGGGAGTTTGAAGAGTCTGTAAAGATGCTGTTTTTCCAGAGCAACAAGATGGATGTCTGGATGCGGATTACCGCTCGTGCAAAGCAGATGGAGGCCGATGCGGCAAAAGCTGAGGGCAGGCGCAAGGCAGAGGCCAAGCGAAAAAAAGAAGAGATCGAAGAAGCTCTTTTGATAATTTCAGCGGTACTTGTGACACTTGTTCTTCTGGGTGTCACTTTTTATTTTGTGTTTGAAGCACTTCAAAAGCAACACTGATATGTTCCCCCTAACAGCACTCCTTGAAGTCGGTGGCAAGCTCATCGACAAGCTGATCCCCGATCCCGAGGCAAAAGCCAAGGCTCAGATGGATTTGGCAAAGATGGCGCAGGACGGTGAGCTTGCCAAGATGGCGAACGACACCAAGCTCTTTGAGATCGAGCATACCGGCATCACCGAACGGTGGCGCTCTGATATGGGCAGCGACTCATGGCTGTCCAAGAACATCAGGCCGCTTGCGCTGATCGCCATTTTCGTGGCGTATTTCCTGTTTACCGCGATGAGCGCTTTTGGTTACCACGCGCAGGAGACTTATGTCCAACTGCTAGGGCAGTGGGGCCAGATCATTTTCCTGGCTTATTTCGGTGGACGCACGGTTGAGAAGCTGGCCGACATGAAGTACGGGAAAGACAAATGAAACAGAACTGGGAACAAGCACTCAAGCACATCCTCAAGTGGGAGGGTGGCTATGTCAATCATCCGTCTGATCCAGGCGGCATGACCAATCTGGGGGTGACCAAGCGTGTCTGGGAAGAATGGAGCGGGAAACCTGCGACTGAAGCAGATATGCGTGGACTTACCATTGAGATGGTTGCTCCTTTGTACAAGAAGCGTTATTGGGACGCTGTTCGTGGGGATGATCTTCCTAGCGGTGTGGATTTGTGCGTTTTTGATTGTGCCGTTAATGCTGGTGTTGGGAGGGCTTCTCGATTCTTGCAGCAGGCTGTGGGCGTGGTGGCTGACGGTGCAATTGGTCCCAAGACGCTGGAAGCGGTAACCAAAATCCCTGCCGACGAGATCGTGGAAAAATTTTGTGACCTGCGCGAGGCTCACTACAAGAGCTTGAACACCTTTGCCACCTTTGGTAAGGGCTGGATGCGTCGGTTGGATGGTATTGAGACTGAGAGCAAGCAAATGGCCTAAGGTGGCGTATGCCAAAACCCTCAAATAAACCAACAGCAGAGCAGGCAAGGTTATTTGATGAGTACATAAGGCACTGGCAGACAGTCCTCAACATAGCGGACTGGAGGCTAGAGAGAAGCCAAAAAACAGTAAAAAATGCAATGGCTTCCATGCAGTGCGATAACCAAGCGCGACTTGGCGTGTATCAGTTGGGAGACTTTGGTGCTTCTCCCATAAACGAAGACACCTTATCCATGACGGCCCTCCATGAGTGTCTTCATGTTTTCCTATTTGACCTGATAACAACAGCCCAAGACAGGTCATCGACTCCAGAGCAACTAGAGTCTGTGGAGCACCGCGTTATCAACGTACTGGAGAGGGTTTTGTATGTCGAGGGTGGCGATCTCTGAGTCGGAGTTTATTGAACTCTGGAAGCAATATCAGTCTCCGGTCAAGATGTCTAAGGTGCTTGGCATCAGCGAACGACAGGTAATGTCTCGTCGGAGGAAGATCGAGGGCAAAACTGGCGAGCGTCTTCCTTCTGTTGCATCAAAAGTAGAGCGTGGCGTTGAGCACCACATACCGTCCTATAACTCTGCTGCTCGACATCATCTAGGCATAGAGAATGGGGTCGTCTTAGTCTTCTCTGATGCTCATTTCTGGCCTGGAATCCGTAGCACAGCTTTTAAGGGTCTGCTGTGGGCTATCAAAGAGCTAAGGCCGAAAGCGATCATCAATAATGGTGACGCTTTTGATGGAGCCGCAATCAGCAGACACCCCAGGATTGGCTGGGACTCTAAGCCATCTGTCATTGATGAGCTAAAGGCTTGTGAGATGTCTTTGGGAGAGATCGAGGACGCTGCTGGCAAGGCAAAGCTCGTATGGTCGCTTGGCAACCATGATGCGCGGTTTGAGAACAGGCTTGCCAATACAGTGCCGGAATATATGCACGTTGGCGGCTTTAAGCTGTCAGACCACTTTCCAGCCTGGATACCGTGCTGGTCGTGCTGGCCTACCGAAAAGGTAGTTGTAAAGCACCGCTACAAGGGCGGCATCCATGCCGCGCACAACAATACTGTTAATGCCGGTATCAGCATTGTCACAGGCCATCTGCACAGCCTGAAGGTCACGCCATTTGCCGATTACACAGGCAATAGATACGGTGTAGATACAGGAACTCTAGCAGACACCAATGGACCCCAATTCACGGATTATCTTGAGGACAATCCGGTGAACTGGAGATCTGGCTTTGCTGTGCTCACCTTTAAGGATGGGCGGCTTTTGTGGCCTGAGCTGGCCCATCAGTGGAGTGATAACGAGATCGAGTTTAGGGGTCAGATTATTGACGTTAGCGCCCCGTAATGGCCTTTCTATAGGCATCCATAGCGTACCTAACGTCCATCTTCAGAGCCTCTATCTGCTCCTCCTGAGCCTTCATTCGTTCGTTCGCTTGTTTGGCGAACTGGGCTAAGTTCTCGTGATTCCAGGCGTCGAAGTCTGGACCCGCCTCGTTTGTTTTTGGGAACTTCATGCTCTTCAGTGGTAAAACGATGTTCATTACCGCACTCTCTGAATCTTCTGACTGTTCCGTTCTTCTGTCGTGTGTCTCTCACTAGACTCCACGCTCCGCATTTTGGGCATTTCACTTAACGGCCTCCAGCCAAATTTTTTCCATGTTTCTTGAATGTTAGTCGATGCGGCGTTTACATATTTAAAGCTGGGGTCAAGAATTTTAGCCTTCATTTGCTCTCCTTAAACGGGAAACCGCCTTGCCAATCGTCAAATAGCATCGTTGTTTTGGCATTGATTGAATCTACCGTTTGATACGACTCCTGCTCTTGCCGCGCCAGCCGTTTCTGCAAAAGGTTAATCACGATCCAGGCACGCTGTATCTCGTCCTTGCTGGCCGGAGTGTCTCTTACGAACTCAAGCGCCTCTAGCGCTTGCTGCATCAAGTCTCTATCGGTCATTTTGCCAGTTGTTTTTTGAAGAAAGTTCCATACCATAGTTGTTATACCCCGCTTCGATGACGATGCCATCTCGTAGCGCAGGACGCTGTTTGAACACCTTGTAATTTACATGGTGATGCCATCGCCCATATTTCCGAATCACTTTTGCACAATCTGGGTGCATGGCGGCGAGCATTTCGCTTTTTGCTTTAGTTCCTTCTTGTAAATAAAACTCGTCTGTGTTTCCTCCGCGCATACCCTGAGTTTCTTTTTTCTCTTGAATGAAAGCGTTAAACTGCACAGTCACCAAACCTGACTTTAACGCTCTCAAGCACAAGTCGGTGTCTTCGTTATACCGTCCGCGCCACCTGAGTCCAATGTCATTTCTTATCAACAGACAAGAGTACACCCTAGTGTTCAAAACATATGGAGGGAAAGCGTATTTGCTTGGCAAGAAAAAATCATACTGCGGACCACCAATTACGACATTTTCGTATCGGCCACACCAGTCCTCCATAGCGCAAAATATCGCGCCCCCAGAAACTCGGATTTGAAGGTTGTTATGTAACCTTCTAAAAGAGCCGATATTGTCATCCATGACCCAATGCCACTTGTAGCCGTTATCAATGGAGTGTTGCCACGCAAAATTTCGAGCCGGTCCAGGTCCTGTCTTGCCATCTTCAAACTTTCCAAAAAGGTCATACTCAATCTTATATTTTTCAGGAAGCACCAAACAGCGATCAGCCCCAACTACGGCAGCGTATTGAGCAAACTGCGAGTCCTCGACAACAATAAAATACGGAATTTTCATGTTATCAAGTGCTCGCGCCGTAAGGCGCAAATGATATTCCCATCTACCTTTTGACACAATATAGACGGGATATGACGGAATCACTTCGTGTCCTCCCATAGTTTGTCAGCCACCCTGCGAACCTCAGCGGCAGGATGCCAGTAACTTTTTCTTTTTGTGCGGCGCTGATTGATTAAGTCAAAAAACTCGTTCATGTCCGCTTCATTTCTAAAGTGGATTTTGACCGTAAACATTGGGCCATGATCTTGTTGATTGAACTCTGGCATCTGATGCCATAACGGATCGTCAGTGTCAAAAAGTTCTAAATCGCTCACTTCACGCCTCCTGCTGCATCAAGTCTCTATCGGTCATTTGATCCTCTCCCTGATAGCAAATGCCGCAGGGCTAATCCACTCCCACTTCCCATCAATCTGCCTGTGTTCGTGCTTTCTCTCATGCTTGTCAGCAAGATCGGCACAGATACGGCGCTCAATGTTCAGCAGTTCATTAGCAAAGGCGTGAACTTCTTGGTGCTTTCGCCAAATTTCAATGATGTCGCTATCCATCATGCTTATTCCCAAGAAACGACCTCAAACTTACCAAAGACGCCACGGAAAGTCCCCAGTCCGATTGCCATTCCACCCTCTTTAAGTAGGTTCTTGATTTCCTGTTCCTTGATCTCTTTGTTTGGGTAGATCGTCAGATCGAACTCAAGCTCCCAAGGGCAGGGCAGAACGGGGCGTTCTTTGGGGTTTGGAATGCCCTTGTCAAGGCGTGCTACAGCCCTGTGGAGGTAGATGCCGCTGGTTTCGTCTATGCGGTCGGTGAATGTGCCGACCTCGATTGGTTTGCCATCGCGGTGTATCAGGATGTTCTCTGCGTTACCGTCCGTAGCGGTTATATTCACGAAGCTCAGGATTGCGTTGCAGATTGACTTGTAGATCCTCTTGTCGCGCAGCCTCTTGGGTGCTGAGTTCGTGTTGTGTGCGGTGAAGAAGGAAACCAAGTTTAGAGTCGGGAGGCACAGGTTTTGTGTCCCTGGTCGCAGGTAGATTTTTTGATGCCATTCCAGTTTCGTTTGGTTGTCGCCAGCGTATCGGTCAAACATCATGGGAGTGACCCCTTTGAGTTTAATTCGTCGCTGAACAATGTTGAGTCGTGTGTCTGAAGTTGTTGCAGTTGTCATGAGTTTCTTTCGTTAAGTTTGCCTTGCTAGTCATTGCCGCGCCCAGCTTATCCCTGCCCAGCCACGCCCAGCCGCGCTCATTGGTGTTTCCACCGATATGTATCATTTGAGATACATATCGCTATAAACATCCTTGCGTTGCCAAGCCAAGCCTTGCCCAGCCTATCCCGGCCATGCACCGCCCCGCCCAGCCATGCCCCGCCAAACTATGCACTGCCGATTGGTATTACCACCAGAAAAGGCACTTTGGTAAATGCCTGATCTGCTGATAACCTAGCCTAGCCAATCCCTGCCGTTCCGAGCGCCGCTATGCCGAGCCTTTCCTAGCCGCTCCGGGCGCTGCTGCGCGCTGCCTCTATGCAAGTTCCTTTTTGAAGGCTACGAGGGCTTCTATGAGTTGATCGACCTTCTCATCAGTCAGGTGTACATAGGCGTATCCTCCCTGAATATTGACGGAAACCATTAGCTTGTTGTCAAAGGACGTTGAAATAAAGATGCTTTTCATGTTGTCCAGGTTAATTAAAACTTCTTTGCGTGTATCAGTCATGCTTTCTCCAGCTTGTAGAACCATTTCTCTCCCCTGCGTTGACAGGTAATGTCATAGCCGTTCTGGCGCAACTCAGAAACGATTGAATTGACAGCGCAGACATTGGCTTGTTTGATGATCTCCAGAGTAGAGAGTTCCCCACTCTGGGCCAGCAGATCGGCAACCCGTGCTAAACGGTCGCTGCGTTCAATGTTGGCTGCATTCATGGTCAGAAGGGGGTGTCTTCTAAATCATCGAAGCCCGAGTTTTTTGATGCTGCCTTTGCGGGCTTTTCTTCTCCGGTCACTCTGGGCGTGTTGAGATAAGCCCATCCGTCCCAACCCCCTTCAACCATTGGCGCTGCATCAATTTTGAGCATTGGGCCACTTTTAGTTTCAATTATTGAACCAATTCTTAAATAACGCTTTTTAGTCTCTCCCGCTGCGTTGCGATATTCACCAACAATTGTGCTAACTTCTTTCAAAACTTTACTCATTTCATTCTCCAATGATTGATTTCAACGATTGCACTTTCTCATCTACTTCAGCCAGGAACTTCCTGACCTCAGTTTCAGCCTCTTCTAACCACCTGTCATCCCGATTTACCCTAACGACAAGCAACTGAGCCTTGACAGGCATCCGTGGGTCATAGATCACATAGTCGCACCACGGTCTTTTGGCACAGGCCATCTGCCACTGCATCTGGGCAAAATACTTGCTCTCGACAGGGTTCTTGGACAGCCAAGCCTCCAGAGCGGTCTTGGAATCTGGGCACTTGATCTCGACCATCCCGTCCTCCACAAGGCCGTCAGGGGACGCTCCAGCCATTTCTATGGTCGGGTGAGGGATAAACCCCACTTCCTCTACAAAAACGCCCCTGGAAGCCTCGTAGGCGGCCCTGGCAAGCGGCTCCTGGTCAATGCCCAATTGCATCGAGGCATTGGTGTAGGACTCGGCTTTCTGGCCCGTAATTCGCTCCAGGACAAGCTGGGTCATGTAATTTCCCCGGTCAGCCCCGTAGCCTGTCTTGGTCTTGGACAGAACCTTGTATAGGCTACTAGCCGTGACCTTGCCCAGGCGCTGCTGGAACCACTCGTCTGTCCGCTGCTCAGTCACTTTTTCACCTGCTGGGCGGCTTGTTTGAGGCTTTCCTGGTGCTTTGCCCAGACCCGAGACTTGGCAGGGCTGTTTGGGATCTCCTTGAACGCCGCAGCCAAGGCGTCCAGGCCGCTCATGGCCGATTCCCTGAGCTTGTCAAGGTAGGCTTGCTCAAACTGCTGGTCATCTGCGCTGCTCTTCTTAGAGGCTGCATTGCCATCGTCGTCCTCTGGGGCGATTCCGCAAGCTGCCATCAGGGAATAGCGCCTAGCATAGGTAAGAGCAGATCCAAACCCCTGTGCATCGTGTTTTGATGCTGGCACATGGATCTGCCCACATGATAAAGTCTCACCTGATTCGTGGATGAACACGGTTTCTACTAGGACGCCCGATTCCGAAGGGGCTACTTTTTGCGTAAAAAAGATGCCGTTAGCTGTAAGTCCGTCCATCACAGCCTCTACGCAAGCTGCTAGGTCTGCATAGCGGCTCCGAAAGTGTGGGTTGGTGCTGGTCTTTAGCGCAGGGCCAAAGGCTTTTTGTGCCTTGACTAGAGCCGCAGCAATCTTTGCGTTTTCCATCTTTACTCCTGAAAAGCCCTCCGAACTAGGAGGCATGGGGAAAGTGTATAGCGTTCTAAACACCATTGGAATAGGTACTTTCCCTAAGCCACGGCGAAACTCTTGACCACTTCCAGGTTCTCCAGGTCTGGACAATGCACTCCAGTTCCCACAACTTCTGGCCTGTGATCTTTACTTGATGAGTGCGAAGTCTTCTGAGGGCTTTCATATGGATCTGACGGGCGCGTTCTTTGCCGCAATCAAGTTCCTGGGCCGCTTCATCAAGTGTGTAGCCTTCATGCTCGATCAGTTTGATCGCCAGCATCTCGCGGTCTGTCAATGGGCAGTCCTCCAGGATCTTGAACAACAGATCTCTGTTCTCCACTGATTCCATGTCCGTGACCAGATCGAATGACCAGCCATGCCTGGGCAACTCTGGCAGTTCCTCGTCGCGGGAATACCATAGTTTTTTGACTGCGCTTGGAAGCTCTGCGGTCATCAGTTTGCCGTAGAGCGGGGATGCTTTTCCTGTCTTTGCCATGCCAATAGTGTATAGGATGCTAAACAAGATGCATTAGTGCTTTCCCTAATGTGTAGATTACTGAACAGGTGTATTACAATGCCCACATGACCAAAGAAGAGGCGATCAAGAGGGCAGGCAGCCAGAGCAATTTGGCAAAGATGCTGGGCATCTCCAGGGGTGCTGTATCGCAGTGGGATAAGATCCCGAAGGGTCGCCTGTATCAGTTGATGGTCTTAAAGCCCCAGTGGTTTGCGGGGACTTGACAAGTCCAAAGAGATCCATAGAATGCCAACTGTTGCCGTAGGAAGCGACAAGTGAAGGCCGGTTACTCATGCTCTCGCCCTTGGTTAAAAAGGGTTCCTACCGAGGGCAGCAGTAACCGGCTTTTTTGTTTCCTCAGCAACCGTACTCCACACGACAGTAAGACCTCAGCCTGGGGGCGTGGAAGAAAAGGGTTAGACGGTATGCGTAAGCTAGGGGGCAGTTCCCGAACAATCCGTTGGGCTGGTCGAATCGTCAAGCCTGGGGCATACGGTGAGAATCCGTAGCATGACGATCCTGCATAGCAGGGGTGAAACACCTTCCCTCTTTATCCCTTCATTGGGGTAGGGGGGTCTTTGGGTGAAATTAAGTGATTTTGTGGACACGGCTAGGTCTGGAGTCATGAACAGACCGAAAAGAGAACCTCCCTCCTGCCGCTGTTCTTTCTGGAGGAGCAGGAGTAGATGATGATGGATGACACGCAATGTATCTATGAGGTGCTAAAGTTTTTTCACAAAATTAGAGAGCAATCTCTTTTGTCGGTCGATCTTATAGAAGAGATGGATCTAGTTGAAGGTGCTTTACTTGAAAGAGTGACTAGACCTGATAAAAAATGGGTTAGCTTAAGCTCTGATGAGATTGTGAAAGCATGGCGTTGGGGAGGAAAAGACCCGTACATTGAGGGCGCTCACTTTGTGGTTCTTTACGAGTATTTTGAAGATAAATTGAAAGAGAAAAACTACGACCAATACTTTTACGAAAAATATGCTGCACCTACTGATGGAGATGACAATGTTCGAGTCAGGGTTTGACAGATTCTGGGCAGCATGGCCCAAGTCTCCCAGGAAGGGAGCAAAGTCAGCTTGTCTAGCTAAGTGGAAAAAAGGTCTGTACGAACATTGTGCTGACCAGATTCTGAAGCATGTCGAGTGGATGAAAACCACCGACCAGTGGCTAACCAGCAATGGGGCATACATTCCTGCGCCGCTCGTTTACTTGAACCAGCAGCGCTGGGATGGTGCGGAGATCCCAGAAGCCCCCAAAAAGGTCACGATGGCAGAGCAGTACGCCGAGCGGATGGCGGGAGTGGTTGCAATGCCTGAACACATTCGGGATCGACTTGAACAGATCAGGAGGGGATCATGACCCATGACCAAGCCCAAAAAATCCTCAATCGAGTCAGAGATGGAGTCCACTACCCCGCTGCAATCGTTGACAAAGCCCTATTTCTCACCGGAGATCTTGGAGCATATGAAAAGATGCGAGGCCAGGGAGTGGATCAGACGCTACAGAGCGAAAGCGAAGGAGCAGGGGTCTATGCAAGCTCGAGGCTGGTGGGAAGGCGTTATTGGGGACATTGAAAAGAGGCGAGGAAAAAAGGCCGCTACAGAATTGCTTTACTGGATGGCAAAAGAAAAATGACCTTCTCGATCACGATCCATCTGGACATAAACCCAATACCAAAAGGTAGGCCAAAATTCTCAAAGGTTGGCGGTTTCGTAAGAACGTACACGCCCAAGAAAACCAGTGACTACGAAACCCAGGTGCGGGAAGCAGCAAAGCAGGCCATGACTAGAGAACCGCTAGAAACGCCTCTAGCGGCTTTTCTATATTTCAGGCTACCAATCCCTAAGAGCTACCCTAAAAAGCGCATACAGGCTTGTTTAGACGGTCTTGAGTGGCCAAGAGCCGATGCCGATAATCTTGGGAAAAGCGTTTTGGACGGGATGAATGGCGTGGTTTACCTGGACGATGCTCAAATCGTGATACTGCACATAACCAAGGTCTATGACCACAATCCTGGCGTGGATATTATGGTCAGAGAGGAATTGCCATGAATCACAAAAAAGCAGATTGGAAGAAATGCTACCTAAACCCAGGTCAGTTAACGGCGGTCTATCCGTTCAAGGGTGAGCCGTTCGTCGGTCGGGTCAGCAGGGTTCGCCGCAATATGTACGGGCGCATTTCCTATGATGTAGAGGGACGCGCAGTGATGGCGGAGGAATTGTTCCCGGCAGACGGTCAGGAAAAACTGAAAATTAGCTACCATGCACAACAAGCCCAGCCCTGCCGAGCGTAGGCATCTTGCAAGGGTTAAAGAGCTTCCTTGTGGGGTTTGCGGTCAGCCAGGACCGTCGGACGCACATCATATCGAGCAGCATCAGCAATACTTATGCATCCCGTTATGCAAGGACTGTCACCAGGGCGCATTTAATGGGATTCACGGCCAGCGCCGAATCTGGAATGTAATGAAAAAAGACGAGATGTCGGTTTTAAACGACACAATACGGGCATTAGTCTCATGACGGATTGGCTCATTCGCTATTTGCAAATAAAAACGGCCCCGAAGGGCCAGATTTAGCGTTTCCCCAGGATAACCCTGAGAACCAGGGCTATGGTTGCATAGAGCATAGCGCCCTCTCTTCAATGTAGGTTTTAAGGTGATCGGCCAGGATATCGGTTACGTCAACGCCGAGCAGAGTTGCAGAGCAGAAAAAAGCCCGAGCCGGTGTTTCAGGGCAACAAGTGCCCGACTCTGTGTCTGGATTAGCGGGTTCGCCGGGATCGTATTCGATCTCGCAGACCAGGGTTAGGCCGGGTCCGATATGGTGCTGATATTCTGTCATCATGTTAGTATGGCCTAAAGGTTGCAACAAGCCAGCAACTGTCGGGTTGACCGTATGACTCATGACGCAATTCGCACGGTGGCTTATCAGTTCCAAGAGGGAATTTGTACAAATCCTGGTGTTTCAGTCCAAGAAAATCTAAGGCTTGCATCAAAGCCCCAAATTTTCCCTTTGCAACAGCAACCGAAAGCAGGCCAGAGCCACCGCCGTCGTAGGTTTGGCATCCGAGGGCTTTGATTGCATCGTAAACTTTAAAGCGCTGCTCATAAGTAAGCTCGAAAAATGATTGCATGGTTTCAGCTCCAAAGTACGTCAAAATACGCCAGGGCCAGGGTTGCAAGTGCAAGCCCCAGGATGATTGCAAGGGCTAGGTCGAGGAATTGCTCACGCATGATTAGCCTTCTCGATTTCAGCGCGGATGGCTTCTCGCACATCAGGGCTAAAGTGTTTGCGAAGTGCTGTAGCTGTATTCAGACATTTTTTATAGGTGTTAAGGGCAGAGATTGAATCGTCTGAATAGCCGTATTCAGCGCACCAATCAGAAAAATTCAATTCGGCAGCGCCTGCATCTAAAAACAGGCTTTCCATGATGCCAAGGACCGAGGGCTTTACAGGCGTTTTCCGGATCTTATGGCGCAGTCCTAGACCAGTGAAATAGTCTGTAGACCAGAATCCGGCATTGGTGGAAATCTCTACTCTCCACTGGTCACATTGCCAATCATCGCGCCTAGTTTCCCCGCAATACACAATCCGAACTGGAAGCGAGTTGATAACGTCTGACATGAAAACCTCCTAAATAGTCCCCGAAGGGCGAACGTGCGACAGTGCAGCCCATAGCACCCGGAGAGATGCTACAGGCTGGATTGTTAAGTGCTTTCCTGGGATAGGGCCTGTTCTAACGCTTGATTGGCCCACGCGTTGCCCGTCCATTCTGCGTGTTGCCAACAGGCAAAGGTTTTGGCGGGCAAAATTGTTTTGTTGGTAACCCGGTCAATGATCCAACGGCCATTTTGTGTGCGGCTAACGGTCACCTCTTTGGCCCAGGGGCTGCGCTTGACTTCTGATGTATTGACTTTCATTTTAGCTCTCCGATCAGACCGCTATGCATGTTGCTGTGCGGCATGGATGTATTGTATAGCTAACTACACGCTGTAGAATAGGTGAAAACCCTACTTAAACCCTAATAGGGATAACCCTTAAGTCAGCGACTATTTACATGGCCCGACCGCGTACAGATACTAGGGATTTCAGGCGCAAAATCACGCCCCAACAAAGGGAAATTCTGCTCCACGCTGGCAAGGGTGACATTACCCTAGGATTCCATGAGTGCCTAGCACTATGGCAAGCTATCCACCCGATTGTG